CTCAAATGGCTCTCAGGTCAAGGCCGGTACAACATCTGGTGACGCAGGTCGTTCTGTGGCTTTGTCTTTATTGATTATTGATGAGGCCGCTTTCGTTGATGGGCTAGAGGAGCTGTGGACTGGTCTTTATCCCACTCTATCGACAGGGGGTAGGTGCATAGCCCTCTCCACTCCAAACGGGGTTGGAAACTGGTTTCACAAGACTTACACAGAGGCCGAGACAGATAATAATGATTTCTTTCCAACGAAATTAAATTGGGATGTCCACCCGGAAAGAGACCAAGCATGGTTTGATAAAGAAACGAAAAACATGTCCAAAAGACAGATAGCACAGGAGCTTGAGTGTTCCTTTAATGCATCTGGTGAAACCGTCATTAACCCTGAAGACTTACAGAGAATACACGCCTGTATTCGAAATCCAGATTATAGAGTTGGTTATGATAGAAATTTTTGGATTTGGGAAAAGTACCAAGAGGGAGTTCCGTATCTTCTTGTAGCAGACGTTGCAAGGGGCGATGGTGCTGATTTTAGCTGCTTTCACATTCTAAGGGTAGATACAATGACTGTCGTCGCAGAATACCAAGGAAAGCCAGATTTGGACATGTATGCGGACATTTTGTACAATGCTGGTAATGAGTATGGTACTTGTCTATTGGTTGTTGAAAACAATGGTATAGGTATCGCTGTACTGGAAAAATTAAAAGAAAAACAATACAAGAAATTATATTATTCAATCAAGTCAACCCATGAGTATGTTGAGTCTTATTTGGCAGAAGGAGATGATAGGGCTGTCCCCGGCTTCACGACATCCGTGAAGACTAGGCCATTAATCGTAGCTAAACTAGAAGAATACGTCAGAAATGGACTAATTAATATACAATCCGCTAGAGTTTTTCATGAATTAAAGACTTTTATCTGGTTTAATGGTAAACCACAGGCGATGCGTTCTTACAACGATGACTTGGTTATGTCTTTGGCAATTGCCTGTTGGGTGCGAGACACTGCACTCTCAGAAAACGAAAGAGAGATGGCATATAAGAAAGCAATGCTAGGTGGGGTATTTAAGAGTACAACTACCATGAACACACAGATTAAGGGTCAAAACTTCTATAACGAAACATTTAATGAAAAACATGCGGAGGAGATTGAAAAAACAAAAGAATTTTTGTGGATATACAAAGGATAAAAGATGGCCCGTAACGAAAGAAACCCGAACAACAATCAGAATAGCTTGTTTAAGTCTCTGACTAGAATGTTTTCCGGACCTTTAACTCAACGACGAACACAGTCGGGAAGACAACTGAGACGTAGACATTTGGACATTTACGCCAAAAGATTTAAATCTGCGTCTGGTCAACAGTTTAAGAAAACTGAATACAACCCAATGAACATCATGACACTAAACATGATTTCTAATAGAAACAGGGCAGAGCGTTACATCGACTTTGACCAAATGGAATTCACACCAGAGATTCATTCCTCATTGGACATCTATGCTGATGAGATGACAACCCACTCTGCTTTGACTCCAGTTCTTCACATTAAGTGTCCAAATGACGAAATAAAGTATGTTCTTCACTCTTTGTACTATAATGTAATGAACATTGAACACAATCTCTTCGGTTGGGCTAGAACAATGTGTAAGTATGGCGACATGTTCCTTTATTTGGATTTAGATGAAAATAAAGGTTTGCAAGGATGCATTGGTCTTCCTCCACAAGAAGTTGAAAGGCTTGAAGGTGAAGACCCAACAAATCCCAACTATGTTCAATTTCAATGGAACAATGCATCTTTAACATTGGAAAACTGGCAGGTTGCACATTTTCGTGTACTTGGCAATGATAAACATGCTCCCTATGGAACATCGGTATTAGAACCAGCAAGAAGAATTTGGAGACAACTTACTCTCTTAGAAGATGCAATGATGGCTTACAGAATCACTCGTTCACCAGAACGACGCGTATTTAAGATTGATGTTGGCGGTATCGCACCTCAAGATGTTGAGCAATACATGCAGAAAGTCATGACTCAAATGAAGCGTCATCAAGTTGTAGACCCGAACACAGGCCGCGTAGACTTGCGTTATAACCCACTTTCTATCGAAGAGGACTACTTTGTACCCATCAGGGGCGGACAGTCTTCTACGGACATTCAAAACCTTCCTGGTGGCCAATTCACAGCGCAGATCGAAGATGTCAAATATTTGAGAGACAAATTGTTTTCTGCTCTCAAAGTTCCACAATCTTATCTTTCAATGGGTGAAGGTGCAACTGAGGACAAGACAACTCTTGCACAAAAAGACATTCGCTTCGCAAGAACCATCCAAAGATTGCAAAGAGTTTTAATTTCAGAGCTAGAAAAGATTGGTATCGTACATCTTCACACTTTGGGATATCGTGATGATGATTTGAGAAACTTCAAGCTTTCATTAAATAACCCATCTAAGATTGCTGAAATGCAAGAGCTTGAAAGTTGGAAAACCAAATTCGACATCGCTGGAGCAGCCACAGAAGGCTTCTTCTCTCGTCGTTGGATATCAGAGCACTTACTAGGCTTAACTCAAGATGAATACTTGAGGATGCAAAGAGAAATGTTTACAGACAAAAAGTTTATGGCTGCACTTGAAGCCGCTGCTCAACCTGCCGAAGAAGGTGGTGGAGGAGACCTCGGAGGTGACTTAGGTGGCGATCTAGGCGGAGACCTAGGTGGCGATCTTGGAGGAGACTTGGGGGGAGACCTTGGGGGCGACTTGGGTGGTGAAGAACCTGCATCCGAACCTGCGGGAGAAAGTGATCTACTAGCAGAGCCACCAGCAAAGCGTGATGATGATCCAAAGCCTCGAGGCCCTTACAAAAAACACAAGCTTACCTATAAAAAAGGTGGTATGAAAAAGCAAATGATAAACACCGGTCTCGGAGAGACTGGAACCAGCAGAACTACTTGGCCCGGCAAGGTCGGCTTTGGTGGCTTGGACTCTTTGGCAAGAGGAGTTACGGAAGGTGCTGATTATCAAGAACAGGAACTATTTAGCAGTGAAAGTGAAATCAAGAAATTGATTGAGTCTTTAAAAAGAAAAGGAAAACAAGATGAAGCACAATAAGAAAAGAAATACCGCTTTTCTTTACGAATGTCTTATTCGCGAATTAACAAAAGCGATTATCAAAGAAGACGTTTCAAGACAAAGAACGGTTAAGTCAATCTTAAAAGAATTTTTCTCAAAAGGAAAACTGCTTAAGCAAGAGCTTGAGTTATACACCAATCTCTTGGAAACAAAAAAACTGAACAAAGAATATTCTCAAAGACTAATGGTTGAGACCAAGAAAGACTTTGATGACCTAGATAGAAAAGCTGTATTTAATGAGCAAACTAGTCTGATCAACAAAATCAATAAAGCTTTGGGCAACAAGGTATATAGCAGTTTTGTTCCAAACTATAAAGACTTGGCAACAATAGGCTTATTCTTTCAGAACTCTGGTTTGAAAGCAAAAAATAGAATTATGCTTGAAGATAAAGTGGTAAGCTATCTTACCAGATTGGACGAGAGCCAGACAGAATTAAAACCAGTTGATAAACTTGAGTTCAAAATGTTTGTAAAAAGATTCAACGAGACATATCAACACTCTTTGTTGAAAGAGCAAAAAGAATTATTAGGAAACTTTATTACCTCCTTTTCCGATAATGGTTTAGGTCTAAAACTTTTTGTAAATGAGGAAATTGGAAGGCTCAAGTTGGCCGTGAAAGCCGAGATGACAGAGAACCCAAATTCTCCTTTAAATGAAAATTTTAAAAAAGTTGAAGCAAAGCTGCATAACTATGCAAAAGTTCCTTTAAATCAAACAATTGTTGAAGAGATTTTTTATATCCAAGACCTGTTAGCGGAGGTAAAGCGAAATGCCAGTAACGATTAAGATTACCGATCAAGAGACCGAACAAGATGCCGTACAAGTTCCAGAGGAACCACAAGGCGTAAAAATAGAAATCGTTCAAAAGGATGAAATCAATTTTAAGTTGATGACTCGTTCTGCGATCAATGGCGACATCATGATACTTGATCACAAGGATATAGATATCGTTTTAAAGCAGCAGGATGGCAAAATTTTGACTTTTGCAAAG